TTCATGCTTGCCAACATCGACCGCTGGGTAGTAGGTGAGAACGCCGGCCTTGAGATCAAGACTGGATCCAGTTACGTCAAGGATCAGTGGGAAGGCGGGAAGATCCCGCCGGAGTATGAGCTCCAGTGCCATCACTACATGGCGGTCACAGGCGCAGACAGATGGTACATCGCATGTCTCATCGGCAACCACGATTTTGTGACCAGGGTGATCGAGCGTGACGAAGATACCATCAGATACCTGATCGAAGTCGAAAGGATCTTCTGGGAACACAACGTTGTTGAAAAGAACATGCCGGCACCGGATGGATCTGAAGCGTCGGCCCAGGCACTGAAGATGGTTTATCCGGAAGCAGAAGAAGGGACGACTGTGGATCTCGATTTCCTGACAGATGATCTCGACCGTCTTATTGAGGTCAAAGGAATGATCAAGAAGCTGGACGACGAGAAGTCCCAGCTTGAGCAGAAGATCGAGGGATTCATGGGTGAGGCGGAGACCGCGTGGATCGGTATGAAGAAGGTCACATGGAAGAACCGCGCCGGCCGCGTCACGATCGACAGCAAAGCGCTGCAGGCGAGCGAGCCTCAGATCTTTGCGAAGTATGCAAAGCAGGGTAAGCCGTACAGGGTGTTCAACATCCAGAAGGCTGCCAAATAAATGTCTCAGGAGGTAAAGGAAATGACAGTTAAGAATGCACTCGAACAGAAAGCAGCTGGTCAGGTAGCACCGGCAAAGAAGCAGCCGCAGTCCATCAAAGACTGGATCAAGGTGATGGAACCGGAGATCAAGAAGGCACTGCCGTCTGTGATCACTCCGGAGAGATTCACACGCATGGCTATGACTGCAGTATCCAGCAATGCGAAGCTCGCGGAATGCACGCCGCAGTCCTTCTGTGGAGCGATGATGCAGGCAGCGCAGCTCGGCCTTGAACCGAACACGCCGCTCGGCCAGGCATACATGATCCCGTTCCGGAACAAGGGCGTTATGGAGTGCCAGTTCCAGATCGGCTACAAAGGACTCATCGATCTCGCTCACAGATCCGGGGAGTTCAAGAACATCGAGGCACATGAAGTGTACGAGAATGATGAGTTCGATTATGAGTACGGCCTGGAGCCCAAACTGCACCATAAGCCGGCCTTTAAGGACCGTGGCAGGGTGATCTGCTATTACGCTGTCTACACGCTTGTAAACGGCGGTTTTGGCTTCGAGGTGATGAGCATCGAGGATGTACAGAAACATGCCGCAAAGTTCAGTCAAGCATACAAGAGGGGATATGACTCGCCCTGGAAGGACAACTTCGATGAGATGGCGAAGAAGACGCTGATCAAGAAGGTCCTCAAGTACGCACCGATCAAGACAGAGTTCGTCAAGCAGGTGCAGCAAGACGAGACCATCAAGGTGGATCTGTCTGCCAACATGGAGGACGAGCAGGACACCACAGTGTGGGCTGAATACGAAGTCGTAGAAGAACAGGAAGCAGTCGATCAGGAGACAGGCGAGGTCAAGTAATGATGAACAGGGAAGAAGGATGGTTCAAAGTATTCCGATCTATGTTTAATAACCCCGTGGTCATGAAGGATGCGGATCATCTTGCTCTCTGGGTTTATCTGCTTGGTCAAGCATCACATAAACCGCACGACACAGTGTTCGGTGGTAAGCGGATCACACTTCAACCTGGTCAGCTTATCACCGGGCGAAAAAAGCTCGCCGGCGTTTTAAAGATTGACCCCTCAAAAGTCAAAAGAATTTTAAAAGAGTTCAAAAATGAACATCAAATTGACCAACAATCAGAACGCTACGGCTCGCTGATTTCAATAGTTAACTGGTCTCCGTACCAACAAGATGACCAACAAAGTGACCAACGAGTGACCAACGAGCGACCAACGAGTGACCAACGAGTGACCACTATACAAGAATGTAAGAATGATAAGAATGGGAAGAATGAAAGAAACAATGTGTGTGTGTCACCCACACCCACACACCCACGAAAGATGGTCCCGCCTACGATGGAGATGCTGCAGGAATATGCTGCTGAACGTAAGAAGATTGGCAAGCCGTATGTGGATATCGAGAAGTTTTACGACTTCTACGAAAGCAAAGGCTGGAAGGTTGGCCGGGAACGTATGAAAGATTGGCAGGCTGCGTACCGCAACTGGGAGCGTGACCGAAACTTCTCAGGGAAACAGAAGCCGCGTAATGAGGTCAAGCAGTTATTGCTGGAGGATATGCTAAGTGAACAGAATTGAGATTGAAAAGATATTGGTCTATCTCCGGGAAGTGTATCCGAACGGAGCTGAGATCACCAGGGACACCGTGACGGTATGGCAAGACCTTTTTTCAGACTATCCATTTGAGGTCGCGTGGCAGGCGGTAAAGAATCTTGTCCGCACATGGGAAGGATACACGATGCCGCCCCCGGCCGTATTGTTCCGGAACATCGACGAGATAAATCCTGGCGAGGATACAGCCATCGGTCTATGGCGTATCGCGGAGAGAGCGATCAAGCGAGGCTCTGTGTTTTCTCAGAGTGAGTTCGAGGAGCTGCCTGGTCCATTGAGGATGTACTTCGGCGGCGTGAGCGCTATCCGGGACCTCGCGATGATAAGCCTTGATCAGATGCCAAACGAGCGGGCGAGGTTTTTAAGACAGGCTCCGGATCTGATCCGCCGGTCAAAAGCACAAGCTGCATTACCGGATAACGTTCGCAGGATGCTGGACCAGAAGATCGATCAGATTGAAGGTGATGCTGAATGAATTGGGCGGATGAGATGCGCAGATACAGGGAGCAGACGTACCGCTGCCCGAAGTGTCTTGACACAGGAATAATCGCCTGGCTCGGAGATGATCTTTTGTGGTACGGCAGAAAGTGTAACTGCAGCTATTTCGATAGGCAGCGGGAAGAAGCTCGCCGCAGGAGAGAAGGTGATGCGTGATGGGCTATTACGTGAAGTGCCCGTACTACATAAACGGCCAGAAGAAGCCGACAGCGACGATCGTCTGTGAAGATACACACAGAGACTTTGGAACTGTAGCGAAGAAGAACTGGCAGCTGGAGCATGTCTGCCAGAACGACTGGACGAGCTGTCCATATGCGCAGGAACTCAATGATCTATACGAGAGGACGGAGGGCATGAATCTGACGAGGAAAGAAAAAGAACATCTGCAACACACATGCGAGGCTCAGAAGACTGAGATGATCAAGCTGAAGAAGCGCATGAAGTGGAGCGAGCACAAGCTGCAGCAGAAAGAGCGTGACGTATTTGCTGCTGAACATCTGGCAGAGTCACGAGCAAAACAGAATCAGAAGCTGCGTGAGGAACTGTTCCTGAAGGAGGAGCAGGAGAAGGCGCTGCTGGCACTGATCGGTTACATGGCACATAAGACCGGCTTCTCGGATTTCAGTCTCAATCAGATCCAAAGGTTCGGCCGGGCGTATGACACCAGGTACAGGATAGACAGCGAGACTGCATCCGATGGCGTGGAAGAGATCAAGCGAGTCTACATCGAGCACTTGCTGAAGGAAGATCAGGAGGCGGAGAAGTGAAGCGGAACGTATGGATGGAAGTGACCAGGGATCAATACGAGCTCCCGGTCAGAGTGGCGAACAGCGCGAAGGAGCTCGCGTCTCTTGCCGGCACCACATTGAGTAATGTGATGAGTGGTGCGTGCAGAGGTAAGAAGGGCTTATATAAAAGCCGGTTCGTCAAAGTCGAGGTCGACATGGAAGAGGAGGAGATGAGGCTATGCCTGTAAACAGCAAACAGAAAGGCAAGCGTGCTGAGCTGGAGGTGGCGAAGATCCTTAAGCAGCACGGATACGATGACGCCAGGCGAACTGCGCAGTACTGTGGATCTACCGGAGATGCTGCGGATGTAGTGGGTCTCCCGGGCTTCCATCTGGAAGTAAAACATCAGGAGACGGTCCGCCTGGATGAGTGGTGGGCACAGGCGAAAAGGGACAGCGACTTTACTGGCAACATCCCGCTGGTCGTTCACAGAAAGAATGGGCAGAAGTGGAAGGTGACGATGGATTTTGAGACATTCCTGGAGGTGATCAAAGACTATGTCCCGTTCTAAGAGTTGGATGATCGGCACCGGTGTTGAATCACCGTGCATGGAGTGTGACGTAAGAGAACCTGCCTGCCATGACCGCTGCGAGAAGTACGCGAAGTATCGCAAGGAGCTAAAAGCGGTCAATGACAACAGGAAAGAATACCAGTCTCAGAAGTATATCCGGACGGATCACAATGCGCAGATCAAGAGTTCGGCTATGGCAAGGAAGAACGCAAGGAGGAAACGGAATGAGCTATAAAAAGACGATGGCACAGGTCGAGGATCTCATGACCAAAGAGTATGTGATGGCAGCTATCGATCACGGTGAGTACTTTTCTTCTCCACATGAGGGCTACGCGATCATCAAGGAAGAGGTCGAGGAAGCTCTTACGGAGATGGATTCGGTCAGCTGGCATCTCGAATACATGTGGAGAAATGTCAGGTCAGAGGATCCAAATAATTATCTGGACGCTGCGCACATCCTGGAGCGCAAAGCACTGTGCCTTGCATGCGAGGCGATACAAATTGCAGCGATGGCGATGAAGTTTCGAAGCAGTTTTGAGGACGAGGAGGATAACGATGATTGATTTGACAGGATACATGGATAAGGAGGAACGCGTTGGGAATTGCCGGTATTGCTTTTTCAAAGGCACAAATTTTGATGAGAAACCGTGCAACAAATGTGTCGATGGGCTCGAGTGGAAGGGAGAAGATTGGAAGAGAGAAAGGGAAGACGATGAGTGAACACATTGCAGAAATAGCCTTCTGGTTCCGGAAGCGAGACAAGTACCACGAATACTGGCAGTGTGCAAAATGTGGCGGCAGGGTTCTCAAGTATGATCAACGGACGGAGCCGCCGGAAAAGTGCCCGTACTGCAGACGTGGGATGAGTGATAAACAGCAGAAAAGAGAAAAGCCATGAGAGGAATGACAAAAGTCACGTCTGACGAGTGGGCAACTCCGGACGAGTTTTTTCGGACATTAGACACGGAATTCCATTTTGATCTTGACCCATGCGCAACACAGGAGAACCACAAGTGTAAAGATTATTTCACTATGGAAACCAATGGACTGCTGCAGGACTGGGGGGGCCATACAGTGTTTTGCAACCCACCATACAGTAGGATATCGGAGTGGGTTGAGAAATGTTACAGAGAGGGGCAGAAAGACAATACTGTGGTTGTACTTTTAATCCCATCGAGAACGGACACAAAGTACTTTTGGAATTTCATTATTCACAGAGCAGAATTAAGATTCGTTAAAGGAAGATTGAGATTCGGCGGCAGTAAGTCAAACGCGCCGTTCTCATCGTTGATAGTAATCTACAGAGGAGCGTATAGATGAATAGCGTAGCATTGATCGGAAGATTGACAAGAGACCCGGAAGTCCGCTGGACACAGGATCAGATGGCGATCGCATCCTTCAGCATTGCGATCGACCGGCCGCCGAGAAAAGACGGCACAAAAGATACTGACTTCCCACGCATTACGGTCTTTGGCCGGCAGGCAGAGAACTGCGAGAAGTACCTGAAGAAGGGCAGGCTCGTCGGGATCACCGGCAGGATCCAGACAGGGTCCTACGAGAAGGACGGCGTGAGAGTCTATACAACGGACGTTGTGGCGGACAGGGTGGAATTCCTCGAGTGGGGTGAGAACGCTCAGCATACGAGAAGCGAGTCGCCTCAACATGCGTCCTATGGGCAGCAGGTAAATTACTCCGGTGGCAGCGGGCAGCCCGGGAAGGATGCTCAGCCGAACGCGCAGCAGGAAATGCCTGCACAGGAACAGATGCCGATGGGGTTTGAAGCCATCAAAGATGACGACATTCCCTTTTAGCAGCATAAAACCCCTACCGGAAGAGGGAGCCTGCGGGCTCCTTTTTCTGTGCACGGAAGATGGGAGGGCGAAATAGATTTTTAATTCATGTACAATGCACGGCGAAAAAAGGAGGGCGGCCGAGATGGCACGCAAAGTTAACTGGGAGAAGATCAAAACTGAATACATCACCGGGGATATAAGTCAACAAAAGCTGGCAATTAAGTACGGTGTGGCTGTCACGACATTGAAATCAAGAGCGCAAAGAGAGCATTGGTATCGTGATAGAGAAAGCAGCAGATCTAAAGTCGTGCAAAAGGCTGTCCGAAAAGTGGAGACGAAGCAGGCCAAGGTTGCGTCCAAAGAGCTGACGCTTCTGGACAAGATCGAGAGGCACCTGGACAGAGCGATATCCGACGTGGATCAGTTCAATAGGTACATCGTCACTGAGCAGGTCGGGCACGGCATGACAGAGACGAGCGAGCAGATGTACAGCAAGGCAGATATGAAGGCGCTGAAGGATGCCATGCAGGTCCTTGCGATGGTCGAGAAGATGAAGCAGGAGCGGCTGGACCGTGCGAACAATGCAAGCAACGAGATGCGCGTGAAGTTCGTGGATGGATCTGACGAGGAGTGGGGTGACTGATCATGGATCTGATATTGCCCATGCCTAACGAAAAACAGAAGCTGTTCCTGTCAGCGAAAGAGAAACATATTGCGTTCGGTGGTGCACGCGGCGGCGGCAAGAGCTGGGCGGTGCGCATCAAGGCTGTGCTGCTGGCACTCAAGTGGCCGGGGATCAAGATCATGATCGTCCGCCGGACTTATCCGGAGCTGTCTGAGAACCACATCCTGCCGCTGTGCGAGATGCTGCATGTGTACGATACAGATCCGTCAAAGAGGATCGCCAAGTACAACGACAGCAAGAAGCACCTGATCTTCCCGAACGGATCGAGGATCCTGTTCCGGTACTGCGAGACGGACAAAGACGCAGAGCGATTCCAGGGTACTGAAGTCGACGTGCTGTTCGTGGATGAGGCAACGCACCAGACGGAAGAGCGGATCAAGAAGCTCGATGCCTGCGTGCGTGGCGTCAACAGTTATCCGAAGCGGATCTATTACACATGCAACCCGGGCGGCGTTGGTCATGCCTGGATGAAGAGGCTGTTCATTGACCGCAAGTTCAGAGAAGGTGAGCGGGCTGACGAGTACCGGTTCATCCAGTCGCTGGTCACTGACAACAAAGCACTTATGAATGCGCAGCCGGAATACATCCAGCAGCTCGAAGCACTGCCGCCGAAGATCCGGGAAGCATGGCTGCACGGCCGCTGGGATCTGTTTGAAGGACAGGTCTTCGAGGAGTTTGTGGATGATCCTGAGCATTACAAGGACCGCAAGTGGACGCACGTGATCGAGCCGTTCAAGATCCCGGACACGTGGAAGATCTACCAGGGATTCGACTGGGGATACTCAAAGCCGTACAGTATCGGCTGGTATGCAGTGGACTTTGATGGCCGGGCGTACCGCATCC